CCTGGTGCACTACAAGGATTCCACGCTAAGAACCTCATGTTTCTCATAGATGAGGCAGCTGAAGTACCTGACGAGATATTTGAGGTTATGAGGGGTACACTTACTACAAGCAACGCTAGAGTCGTTATGACGGGTAACCCAACTATGGTAACTGGATATTTCTACGAAGCCTTCCACAGCAACCGCAGGTTGTGGACAACTTTTACTTTTTCTTGTATCGATTCACCGCTAGTTACTAAGGAATACGTAGAACTTATGAAGCAGGAGTACGGTGAAGATAGTGACCAGTATCGTGTCAGAGTGCTTGGTGAGTTCCCGAGCGCCTCGGTACAGCAGTTCATACCACTTGAGTTGGTCGAGGCAGCAATACATAGGTTCTTGCATGATAGTGAGTATAACTTTGCTCCTGTGATACTTGGGGCTGACGTGAGTTACTTTGGTGACGATAGTAGTTGTTTATTTTTGCGACAAGGTTTATACTCAGAGAAACTATGGGAAGGCACTGATATAGATACTCTTGAATACGCTGACAAAATATATAGATTTGCCATCGAAAGGAATGCTGATAAAATATTTGTAGATGTTATAGGCGTAGGGGCAGGTGTGGTCGACCAGTTGAGGCGCATGGGTATGAGTGATAAGGTCGTTGGTGTTAATAGCTCAGCAGCATCGAGTCGTCCGGAGCTTGCTAACAAGCGCATGGAGATGTGGTATGAGATGAAAGAATGGCTCAAGAGTGGTGGGGCTATACCTGACGATAGAAAACTTCGTGATGATTTAGTGACTCCATATTATGATTACCACAGGCAATCTGGTAAGATGAAGCTTGAGTCAAAGCAGGCTATAAAGAAGGTGCGTAAGTTGCCCAGCCCTGACAGAGCTGATGCATTGGCTTTAACATTTGCTTATCCAGTAGTAAAAAGGTTAGGTGTTAATGGTGATAGATTTTTTGTATCAGGCGGCAGGGCTCGGTCCATTGGTGGAGGGCCGCATGCCGTGCTAGTAAATAATTAAGAATTGGAGGTATAAAATATGTGTGGATTATTTAGTGCACCACCTATAATGGAGCCACCCCCGCCTCCTATTATGGAGCAGGAGAGTGAGCGTGAAGAGGTTGGCAGAGACTTTGAGCGTAGACGGGCAGCAGCAAGGAGAGGATTTGAGTCTACGTGGCTTACAAGAGGAAGCAGGACTGGTGTACCAGGTGGAGGGGCGGCCACTCAGCAACCACAAACAGTATTACGTAAGACTATGGGGGCGTAACTTATGGAACTACCTGGTGTGACCGATATACAAAAGTATAAAAAACGGCATAAAGAACTGCTCTACAATAGGTCGCATTGGGAGCCTATATGGAAGGACTTGTGCAGTTATGTCCTGCCGCAGTATGGCCGTGCTTTGTACCCAGGTTTTGAAACCAGACCCAGACGTGGCGATGAGGACATGGTTACGTCATGGCCTACGCTTGCAGCACGTGTCACTGCGGCAGGACTTCAAAGTGGGATGACATCTAAATCAAGGCAGTGGTGGCGTGCCAGTCTGCCTGATCCTGAGATGTCTAGATTCCCTGCAATACGTCGATGGTTGGATGAAGTTACTTATCGTATGACTTTTGTAATGGGGCAGAGCAATTTTTACGAAGGCACATATGGTGTATGGAGTCAGGCCCCAACGTATGGCACAGGTGTTACTGTATTCCTTGAAGATTTTGAAGATGTCATACGAGCGCATACATTGATGATTGGTGAATATGCACTGGCTTCTGATTATACACTGCGCAACAATACATTATATAGGTCTTTCTATATGCGTACGTGGGAGTTAGTAAATACATTTGGCAAAGAGAATGTATCACGACAAGTTAGAAATGAGTACGACCGCAACAACACTGAGCAATGGCACCACATTATACATGCCATAGAGCCAAACGACGATCGTATTCGTGACGGTAGAAGTAATAGAAATATGCCATATAGGTCTGTATATTTTGAAGCTGAAGTCTCGGAAGACGATGAAGGAGTGCTTGAGGTTAAGGGCTATGAAGAAAAACCATTCGCAACATTCAGGTGGGAGATAGCTGGTAGAGATGATTATGGTTTCGGGCCAGGGTGGGTGGTTTTGCCTGACTGTAAAGAACTTCATGCTACGCTGAGAGACAGAGGAGTAGGTATAGAAAAATCAGTTAACCCACCGCTTCAAGCCCCCGTTGCTGATATGGACAAGGTAGTAAATGCAGCACCAGGTGGACTGTCGTTTTACTCAACTATGCAGCCTGGCGGAGGAATTAAGCCCCTGTATGAGGTTGCCCCTGACCTTAATGGCATACAATTAAGTTTAACCGAATTGAGACAACTGATAGACCAAGCATATTACAAAGATTTGTTTCTTGCATTGATGGCCAGGTCTACAGGAAGCGCGGAAAAAACAGCTCGCGAGGTTGTGGAAATACAGCAGGAGAAGCTCTTGATGTTGTCGCCAGCGTTAGAGCGAGCTGATGAATACTTAGATGATGCAATTAACAGGATATTTGGCATTATGCTTAGAGGTGGTTTGTTGCCACCACCGCCGCCAGACATTGTAGACCAAGAGATAACTATTGAATATGTATCGATACTTGCCCAAGCTCAACAGATGATAGAATCAGCCAAGATAGAGCAGGGATCAGCATTCATTGCACAACTATCTAGCTTATATCCTGAAGCTAGAGATATATTGAATCCTGATGCCATCGGTGAAGGGTACTTATCTGCTATTCAGATACCACAGAGGATGCTCACTGATCCTAGGGTTCGTGAACAAATTAGAAGAGAAAGGGCTGAAGCTGAAAGACAAGCAGCACAAATGGCTCAGATGCAGCAGATTATAGAACAAGGGAAGACATTATCTGAGGCTGATATGAGTGGGCAGAATGCATTGAGTGCACTGCTTGAAGGTGCTATGGGTGGTATTCGATGAACAAGAACCCTAGGAAATATAGCGTTACTGATCATGATGGAGCAGAAAGGCAAAGGATAAGAGCGCAGATTATTGAAGATATGCGTATCAATGATCTCGCTGAGATTGTATCTACTGAACCTGGAAGGAGGTGGGTGTATTCTATCATTGAGCGATGCCATATATTTCAGCCAGTGATGACAGGGAACAGTTATACTTTTTTCAACGATGGAATGAGACAGATAGGTTTAATGATCATTGGAGAGCTAGCTCGTGTAGATAAAGATTTGTTTGGCAAGATGTTTGCGGAATCATTTAAGTGGAATGAGCAGGTAGAAGCAATACTACATGATTGGGAGGAAGAAAATAATGACTGAAGAGCTTAACGTCAATGCCGAGGCACAGACAAACACTGAACCCTCGGGTGAAGGCGAGAAGGCGGTAGAGCAAAAATCAGTCTCTGGCGATGCAAGGCCTGAGCCTGCAGAGAAGCCTGCAGAAGAAAAGCCAAAGCCAGAGGTACCTGAATCATATCAATTTCCTGAAGACCTCAAGCTTACAGAAGAAGAAAAGACTAAGTACACTGAGCTTTTAAAAAAACATGGAGCAACCCAGGAAGCTGCTAACGACCTCATTGAGCACATCAAACAACAAGCAAAGGCAATCCAGGAAGCTAGCGTCAAAGCTTGGTATGATCAGGTTAAAAAATGGGGCGAGGAAGCAGAACAACATAAGGAGTACGGGGGGCCTAAGTTTGAGGAAAACCTAAAGACAGTGATCATACCCGTACTCAATAAGTTCGGAGATGAGCAGTTAATTCAGGAGCTCGACCAGACTGGATTTGGCAATAACCCTAGACTTTTAGCTTTTCTGTATCGTATAGGTAAAGAGATTGGTACAGAGGCTAAATTCGTCGAAGGCCGTCCAGGGGTTGGCGATGAGGATAACATCCTGAAGACGCTCTATCCGACAATGTTTAAAGATAATCAATAGGAGGTGTAGTAAATGGCAGAAATATTAGGGCAAAATCTTCCAACCTTGCATGATTGGGCGAGACGGCTTGACCCTAAAGGCAAGATAGATACTGTAGTTAACTTACTAGCTGAAACTAATCAGATACTAGAAGATATGGTGTGGATTGAAGGTAACCTGCCTACAGGGCACCAGACCACTGTGGCTACGGGTATACCCGAACCCACGTGGAGGACGCTGTATCGTGGTGTCCAGCCCACAAAAGGCACGACCAAGCAGGTCGTAGATACTTGTGGCATGCTTGAGGCCAGGCCACAGATTGATATTGACTTGGCTAAGTTGAATGGCAACTCTGCTGAGTGGAGGCTTTCTGAGGAGAGACTCCACATCGAGGGCATGAACCAGGAGATGGCTAAGACACTGTTTTATGGTGATACTAGAGATGAACCAGAGAAGTTTATGGGTCTGGCTCCAAGGTTCTGTGATTTAAACGCTGACAATGCTGGGCAGATAATTGATGCTGGAGGCACAGGTAGCAATCTTACATCCATATGGCTTGTAGTGTGGGGGCCCAACACTGTACATGGCATCTTCCCCAAGGGGTCCAAGGCTGGTATGCAGATTACCGATAATGGCAAGCAGACAGTAACTGACGCCAATGGCGGAAGGTATGACGTGCTTGAGTCGCACTACAAGTGGGATTGTGGTCTGTCGGTGCGTGATTGGAGATATGTTGTACGTATTGCTAACATTGATATGGATGACTTAGAGACGTTTAATTCTGGAAGTGATTCTGCGCCAAACCTAATTAGATTGCTTATCCAGGCCGTTGAAACGCCCCCTGAGGTAAACCTTGGTAGGCCTGTTATTTATTGTAACAGGAAAGTTAGGACGTGGCTCAGGATTATGGTTAATGAGAAGTCCAACGTTTACCTGTCTCTTGATGAATACGGAGGTAAGAAAATTCTTACCTTTGATGGCATACCTATTAAACGTTGCGACAAAATCTTGACCACTGAGTCTAAAGTTGGTTAAGGGGAGGTGTTAAGATTGATACTTGATAGCAATTTGATTTTAAGCGATGCTCAAGATGCTAGCACGGCTGGTTTTTCAGAAAATATAATAGATACTGTTGAGGTTGGCGACGCTGTAAACGAATTGTATTTTGTGGCCTATGTAGAAACAGAGTGTGCAGGTACAGGGAGCCTTGAAGTTAAATTAATAACTAACGATGAAAACGATACAACCATTGGCAATTGGGAGACTCTTTGGTCTTCTGGAGCTGTACCAGTTGCAAATCTCAAAGATAAATATTGTTTTGGTATGATCAGGCTTCCTAAACCAGAGAAAGTTAAAAGATATATCGGAGCAGAGATCGCCCCAACAGGTATAACAAGTGGTAAGCTTGATATTTACTTGACTGACAACCCACAGACCAATATTTAGCGGTGATTGATATGTTGTATGAGGTTACTACTGATTGTCTAGACTTCAACCATAGATATCGCAAGAAGGGTGAACGTGTAGTCGTACCCGACGGTCAGCCTGTGCCCAAGTGGTTCAAGCCTATTGGGGAAGCTAAAGAAGTTAAACAAGAAGATCCACGAGAGGAATATAAAACTTTAAATCAAATGAAAAAGGATGAACTACTTGAGCTGGCAGGCAAGGAAGGCGTGTCTGTTCCTATCGGGGCTACGAACCAAGAGATAATTCGATTGATTCGTTCCGATAGGAAAAGGAGAAAAGAATAGCATGATAGCTGAGGGGGCTATGCCCCCCTCACATATTAAGAGGGTGAATTTATGAGTTTTACCCGTTTACAGATATGGAATTTAGCTTTGGCCAAGGCTGGTATATCAAGACAACTTGTTGATGATAAGGTACTTGATTCGCCGTTGGCCCAAACATTGCATAATTTATATGAACCTACATTATTTTCCTTTTTAGAGGAACATTCGTGGAGCTTTGCTAAAAGGACTGTACCACTAACTTTATCAGACTATAAACATATTAAATGGGAGTTCTGCTATGAATATCCCGATGATTGCTTATGCATTAGAATGATAACCTCTAAGGCGTCTATAGATACTAAAGATGAAATACCAGTTTTATATGAGATTATTACTGATGAAAATACTGGCAGGCTTCTAATTGGAACTAATGAAGCTGATGCTTATGCTATATATACTACAAACAACATTCGCGAGGAAGCATTCCCATCTATGTTTGTGCAAGCATTTGCTACTCGTCTTGCCGCTGAGATAGCAATGGCCCATGCTGGAGATAGAGGCAAACACTTAGACTTACTGCAGCTATCTATGCAGATGGGTGAAGGATCTAAGGAAATCAATGCCAATGAAGCTATCCATGTTGTATGCGATTATGAAAGCAAATATAGGAGGGCTAGATACTAATGGCACGCAATATGGGGTCCTCACCATCGTCCAGCACATTTAAGACTCACCAGGTAGCAATGGTTGGCGGAGAAGTAGCCCCAGCATTGTGGTATAGGTCAGACCTTGAAAAGGTTAGAGTATCGTTAGCTAAGTGCCGCAATTTTATACCATTCGCTCATGGTGGCACCAGCTTCAGACCTGGTACTTGGTATGTAGGTAGCACAAAAAACAACGGCAAAGCCATACTTATTCCAATGAGTTTCACAAGCGAGCCATCTATTCATATTGAAGTAGGCAACCAATATATGAGGTTTTTTGTAGATGGTAAGCCAATAATTAAGAATGGTGTACCTTACGAGATTGCTGCTCCATATGAACTTGCAGACCTTCCCAACATTAGATATGTTCAATCAGCAGATGTATTATATATAGTAGATGGCCACCATAGACCAAAGCAATTAAAGCGTTATGCCAATGACAATTGGTCATTAGAAGACCTTGATTTTAAAAATGGTCCATTTATGAAAGAAAACGATACTGATGTTACGTTTACCATAGCATCGTATATTGGTTCTACTGGTAAGATTGGCGATACTGTTACAGTTACGTCTTCTTCTAATATGTTTGTCCCAGAAGATGTAGGTAGATTGATAAATATTAGATATGTGATGGAAGCTAAAACAATATCACGGGGGCGCGTAGAGCCTACGGGAGCAGGCGTAATTGCTGGTCCATGGGATGTTGATGGTAAGTTTGAAGTTACAGGTACATTTGCTGGTATAGATCCTGGACAAGAACATTTAGCTGTCGAAATTCAATATTCAATAGATGGTGGTTCTACGTGGCAAGTTTTCGATAGTTTTTTGAATATGCATAGTACAAGCAGAGTGAAAATAGCTGGAGAACTTAATTCTGAAGATTACAATGATGTTATACCAAAAATAAGATTTTATTCTACAGGCGATGCTTGGACGTTTTCATGGATCTTGAAGTATTCTAGGCAAGAAATCAATGGTATTCTAGAGATTACTCAATATATATCCCCTACACAAGTAAGATGTAAAGTAAAGCGCAAGTGTTTATATCTCAACATACCAACTAAAAAGTGGTCTCTTGGAGCATGGGGAGACGTACCTGGATGGCCCGCAGTTATTGCGTTCCATCAAGATAGATTGACTTTAGGTAGAACTCCTACGAGTCCATTCGATATTTGGCAAAGCGTTACTGGGGATTACAATAATTTTGGAGTTTCAGAACCAATAGAGGCCGACGACTCTGTTAAGATACCAATACGCTCACGCTCACTTGATGAGATACAGGGCATTGTTTCATTGAAAGACTTACTTGTGCTTACTACTGGTGGCGAATGGCGTATTACTGGAAGCGCCGAGGGTAATGCCATTACCCCAGACTCTATGTATATTTCAAGCCAAGGTTATCGAGGCAGTCACCCAATTGAACCTATGATTTCTGGGGCTTCGGTTCTTTTTGTTCAGAAATTTGGCAAGAGAGTACGTGACCTTGCCTATTCATTCGAAAGTGATGGTTACGATAGCGTTGATTTATCTATTTTTGCTACACATTTATTTGATGACTATACCATTGTAGATTGGTGTTATCAGCAGGAACCATGGAGCGTATTGTGGGTTGTTAGGTCTGATGGCAAGCTTCTGGGTCTTACATACATGAAAGAGCAGGAAGTATGGGCTTGGCATATGCATGATGTTGGAGGTATTGTTGAGTCTATTTCATCCGCCTCAGGACTTACCGAAGATGAAGTATATATGATAGTCAGAAGAAATGTTAATGGTAGTAATGTGCGATATGTAGAAAAACTCAGTGCAAAACCAGAGGCCATGCACCTAGATTGTGCTGTTGTGGCACATGATGGGGACCCAACTGCTACGATAAGTGGATTAAACCATCTCAATGGTAGACAAGTTGTAGTTTTAGCTGATGGTGTGCCAATCTTTGGCCATACTGTGCAAAGTGGTGTTATTACTTTAAAAAATCCAGCTTCATATGTAGTTGTTGGGTTACAATATATTGGCACAATACAATCTCTTCCGCTGATATATGAAACTAGAGAAGGCATATCTACAGGCTCACGACGACGAGCTACAAACGTTATATTGCAGGTTTTGGATAGCAGGTTTGGTTATATTGGGACAAGAGAAGATGATATGTATCCTATTTATTACCCTAATGAAAATCTTGAGTTGTATTCTGGCGTTTTAACCGAAGATTTGAGTTCAGAATATGACTATTATGGCCAGGTTACCATAGAGCAAAGGCATCCATACCCATTCAACATATTAAACTGGACTGTGAGGGTAGCCCATGGAGATTAGGACTGAGGTATGCCAAGACCACCACATAGACCAAATTATAGAATCGCTGCACCC